GCTCTATATTTTTTAGATTTCGTAGATGACTGAAATTTCTTATATTCATCTTTGTAATCTCGTTCTTTAACTTCAGTTTTTACCTTATTAGGTAATCCCTCATGGTCAGTTTCAGCATAATCTTCAACATCTTCTGGATTCATCTGTTTAGCTGCATCTTTAACTGCTTTTGATGGATTTTTCAATTCACCTTTTTGGTATGACCGTACCATACCCATAAATCTTTGTTGTGATTTAGAAGATGCCGGCATTTACTTAATCAGTTTAATTAACCAGTCTTCAACATCATATTTATCAATCTTAAATGAAAATCCACTTGATATACCTCGATATTCTGAAAAATCAGCGAACTTTAATTTCTTCTGTAAATGTTTATTTAATATACTCCAAACTTTATCTTTATCATCTACCATTTTTGTTGGAATAAAATTTAATACCAATCCATCTTTTACATTAATACTTACAACAAATTTAACACCACCAATGGATAGTTTTGCTTCATTAACTTGAAATGGTGGTTTATCCTTATCGGTATAAATCTTTCCTAACTCTACATCACCAAACTCTTCTTTAAGTAAATCAGATACAGAGGGTTTGGGTTGTTCTGGAACAACTTTCTTTTTTGATTGTTTCTTTGGAAATCCTAACATATCTCTGTATTTCATTCTTACTCTCCTCTGAATATATCGTTTATGATACTTTCAATTTTACAATCGACTGTACAAGTTTTCTTTTCAACACCTTCTTTAATCGGTGATAGGAAAGCTCCGTGCGTTGATGGGTTTGATACAAAGTCAAATGCAATCAATTCAAAGTCAGGTTGAACTTCAACAGTATCTTCTTCACCACCATCCTCATTTACTTCTTTAACTGAACCTAAACCACGAGATGATATTCCGAGTTTAATTCCACTTTTAAATAATTCTTTTAAGATATTTCCACTTGGTGTTCCTAATACTTCAACCGTTCCAACTAAATCATCACCATTCCAATGCATTTCCATAATGTTATGTGATACATTGTTTAAGTTTACGACTGATGAATCTGGATGGTCAAGTTCTCCGAGAGCCCGTCTTTCTTTGATTTGGGTAGCTGTGTATTTCTTTGCTTCTCTCATAAGAGTTTCCTTTGGATATACTCTTTTATTTTGATTAATCGCTTCTGCTCTTTGAAGAACTCCCTTCACTATCAATTTACCATTTGTTTTAATGGATTCATTGATTTGTTGTTCATTTATTTCAAATGGCAGACAATCTACTATTAACTCTCTATTCATTATCATTTCTCCAAAATATTTGTTTTGACATTTTAATATTCTCCCTATGCAGTCATATCTAAATAGCCCCAAGCGCTACCATCATAGATATAAATTCTTCCATTAGTTTGTTCTGTACTATAAGTCATTGTACCCTTTGCTGGTTTAGTAACTTGAGCTGCAGTGTCTGTAGCAAATACTGGAATATGACTTGTACTTGGATAAGTTATACCAACCGCTACTTGTTTTTTTGAATTATCTGGGTCCTGTATATAAGACATTGTTTATTCTCCTACTTCCATGAATTTCGTTTAATCCAAATGTCACGATAGACATCTGGAATATCAAATCCTAATTCTATTACCTTAGTATCTAATTCTGCTTGGGTATCACATTCATAAGTGTTGTGATTGGTGCTTGTTACACCTGTATATTCACCGTATAATAGTATTTCATCAACTCTTTTATGAATTACTTTTAATTTGTCATACATAACTTCCCTTAGTTTAATTGTTGTTTCATCTTGTTTAGTTAATTTAGTCATTATTTATCCAATCGTTACCACTTAAAATTTCTAAAATCTCCGAATGAGAATAAGTTGTTATACCATCAAATACTTCGGGAGTGTCTCCATCCCATTTAAGTATTGCTTTTGTGTTATCTAATGACTTTCTAAGTGTACTTACACTTGTCTGGATAGATTTTGCTACTAAATTTTCTAATTGGTTTGATGTATAATCAGCAAGGGTTATAATTGCCCATTTTCTATTGTCGTACATTATGGTGTATTCTCCTCTATATCTCCTGATACCATATTTATCATTGTTCCATCATTACCTACTCCTGAGTTATCTGTAATGGTTGGATGTGTATCGTCATCCCCCATTCTCCACCAGCCGTGTAAATTAGCAAGTTCTGATAAATCATTTGGTTCCCCATTATTATAAAGACTTGTTACGTCAGCCGATGAAAGTGCTGCATTAAATACAGATACCTCATCAATATATCCTATAAAAGGTCTTCCCAATGAACTGATATAGAGATTATCTGAGCTGGCACGGTCAGTTAATAAATTATCTGAATATGTAGATGTCGTTGCTGTATTTGCATTAAGATACATACTAAAAGTCTTTGTTGATAAATCATGCGATATAACAAAATGATTCCACTCATCATTACTGGGAGCAGGACTGAAATCTTCAACATAAACATTAGCAGCATCATCCTTGTATAATAACCTGTTATAAGCAATTTTTAATCCGTTTTGATAATTAGAACCTATACCGAGTCCTGCCCACGAATCAACATTAGCATTATCTGCATTCATCCAGCAACTAATACTAAAATCTGCATCCATAAAATTAGTTATAGATATATCCACATATTCATCAACACCCTCAAAGGCAAGTGAATAATCATTAGTGAAAGAAGATATAAATTCTGATGCTCTATAACCCCAGGCAGTGCCATCATAAATAAAAACTTTATTACTTTCCGTACTATAAGTCATTGTACCTGGTGCCGGTTTAACAACTTGAGCTGTCACATCAGTAGCAAATACTGGAATATGACTTGTACTTGGATAAGTTATACCAGCTGGTACTTGTTTTTTTGAATTATCCGGGTCCTGATAAAACATTGTTTATTCTCCTACTTCCATGAATTTCGTTTAATCCAAATGTCACGATAGACATCTGAAATAACGTCTCTAATTAATTTTCTTATTATATCTATATCCTTTTTATCTAATTCTTCTTTAACAACAGAATAACCGAATACATTAGGTTTTTTATGTCCCTTTGCAAATCCGGCTTTTCGTTTCTTTTTTCCATCACCTTTTCCAAATGCATTTGGTGTCGAATAACCATCAGCATCAGTAGTTGTTGTTATTTCTTCCAACTCATCTTCATCTTCGAGTGGTTTTTCGTATCCAGGTGCACCCGATGTACCAGAGATTTCTTTCTGTAAGATGTGTCGTATTAGTTCTCTTAACTTACTTTCGTCCACTGTTCTTCAACTGTTTTGCTAACTCGTAATATCTCATTAACTGAACTACAGCGTCATCTTTAACGCTCTGTGAATTACCGACATCACAGAATTTATCAACTGAATTGATAGCTTCTTTTAACTTAATTTTAACAACTTTATCTTTTAGATTTTTACTATTATCTTTAAGTTCTTTTTTGATGTTGGGGATTTCACTTTCGATGTATTCTTTAAGTGAGTTGGTATTTGATACATTGTTGATATAAGCTTTTAATAAGTTCTTTTGTGGGGAGTTTAAGTTTGAGTATTTTTGATTGAACTTTTCAAGTAATGTCTTATATGTAAGTATTCTCAAATCTTCGTCATCCGGAAGAGCCGTCATTGTTTCTGATAGTTTGATTTCACTCTTTGTTGTTATATGTTCAACAAGATTAAAGTGAGATTCAGTTTTCTCATCAGGTGATAATGAATCAGAGTATTCAAATAGTTTAAAAGCAGATGCATAAATCTTATAGTTATCAACTTTTGAAGATATGAACTTTTGCAAGTCATAGTGTTCACTAATTGTTTTTATTAGATTATATTTTTCTCGTCTTAATGAAGCATTGTTTAACTTATGTCTTTCGTTAATTACTTCATTTATAAAATAATCAGCCTTTCTATCATCACCGAACTTCTTGTTTATAATGATGTTATATAGTGCTAATTCTTTTCCTAACTCTGTGTTTTCATTGAATTTATTCTTTACTATGGCAACAGCTTTACTTCCGTCTATCTTATTCAAGACATCAGAAGTAATTTGTCGTAGTAAAAATTCAAACAATAGGCCGCAATTACGCAACTTATTATGCTTTACTTTACGCATATTCATATCTCCGTTTTATTTGGATTCCAACAATGTATAGTTTTTCATATATAAATATAAAGTTTTTATAGTTTATACTATATTTATTCACTTGTTTCTTCTTCTATTATGTTTTCTTCACTTAAAATACTCTTATTATTAGTGTTCTTACTAAATCTTTGTTTTAGTTGAGATAATAAACCTTCACGAGTTACAAGAGTTGAACCTTTTGAAGTAGCTAATGGTGAACCACCTTTGAACTCTCGTTTTCCATATCGTTCTCGTTCATATTTGGTAGCGTCTTTTATATCATCTAAACCATACTCGTTTCCGTATTCTTTTTCACCAGTTCCCTTCCGTCTATCACCACCCCAAGAACCTTTACGAGCCATTTCTAAATCTTCATCATCTCCAGCTTTCTCTCCGGATTCTGCTGGGTCGTTACCTTCAGTTTCAATTTGTTCAAATCTAAAGTTTTGTTTTCTATCTTCAATAATACCATCAAATACTTTTTCTTTATCACCTTGATTAAATTCAAATATATTATCATAAATCCACTCTCTTGATAATAGTTTGTTTTCGATAAGTGAGTTGGCAATATCAACTTGTTGTGATAATAATTCAAGTTTCTCTTGTTCGTGAATCATAGATGGATTCTGTAATTCTAAATCAAAGTTGATGAGTTCTGCATCTTCAAATCCTTGTGAATATAGATGAACGATTGCAATCTTCGATAGTTCAGCTACAACAATCTTTTGAAGTCTTTCGATTGTTCTTGCAAATCTAACATCTTCAGCTGCTAATGTTGCTTTACTACCAACATTTTCTTCGTATCCAAGAAATGCTTTTGGAACTTTTAAAGCTGCATGTAACTTGTTTCTTAAATATTCAATATCATCAATAGCACCTTCATTTGTTAATCCTTGTAAGGTTTCTATTGCTGTTCCACTGTCAGAACCACGAACTGGAAGATAATAATCTTCTGTTGTTGATTCTACATTATATCGTAAGTTGTAATCTCCCGTTGCCTGGTCAATTACTGGAATCTTCTTCATCTTACCTATGATTTTATTCATAAAGTTTTCTACTTCGTTTGGAGGTATGTTTCCAATATCTACTTTAAATATTCTTTTTTCTGGTGCTCTCATAATTCTATGAATTAACATAGCGTCTTCCATAAGAGTTAATTGTTTAAATACTCTACGAGCTCCTTCTAACATTGATTTACCGTATGGTAAGAAATTAGAATCTGATACTAACCTGAAATGAGCTACTTCATAATTTTCTTTAACTTCTTTGTTACCACCTTCTTCAATTTCAAATTGAACTAATTTTGGATTTTCTGGGTCGTGGTCTTCAAGTCTGAATACACCATACGATGACAGTGGTTTAACATTAACAATACCATACTTATCTACTATATCCAATGATAAAAAGAAATCACCATATTTTGTTAAATTTCTCATCCAAGACCACAGATTAAACTCAATATTGATTATATCATAGAATAAGTTATGTAAGATGTCGTGAACTTTTGTATTGTCTGTTTTGATTTTAAGAATTTGTCCTTCAATGTTATCAAT